GTTGAGCAGTCAAAAAATTTTCTGCCCAATTGGTTCAAGGGATTAAAGCCTACTATTCCAAGAACAAAGGTTCATGATAGCATTTTTTATGAGGATGTACTTACTGTTAAAAAATGCATACCTTTTTTAGAAAGCATGTCTGCGGGTTACACAATACCACTATGGAGCGACCTAAAGGTTGAAAAATTGCCGACCTTAATCTTCAGGTCACATGATGGGCAAATTCTCAACCAGCAGGAGGTCTTCCTTAGAAAAAGCGAAAGTCCTAAAGACTTTATAGGTAAAGTTCTTTCTGGTCATATTATTGACGCAGTTGAGGTTGGGGATGTTAAATTTAATTTATACCATCCCAGTCTCGCAAATATTAAGATCGAAACCCACCTTAAATCGCAGGTTGGGCTTGAGGGGCGATTTAAGCATGTAGACCAGATCTTTAAACTACTATCCCCTTGGTCAGTAAAGACATCAAAAGGCTACTCTTGTTTTTTTAAAAATCCGTCTAATGATTTTTCCAGCCCGATAACCTTGTTTGAAGGGATCGTTGACACAGACAATTACGGCAACCCAATTTCTTTCCCATGCTTCGTGTCTGATCTAAATGTTGAGGAATGTATTATAAAGGCCGGAACCCCGATCTGCCAAGTTTTCCCCTTTAAGCGAGAAAGCTATGAATTAACAGTTTCTTATTCTGTAAGTCAAGAAGCTCCTCACAATACATTTTTTAGTTTTTCAGATTATTACAGGAAAAATAATTGGCATAGACGCAAGAGGGGTAAGGATCTTGACACATGAGGATTAATTGGCAGATGTGGTCAGGGGGTTTATCGCAAACAGATATATCAACAATCTTGAGCGAAGCGTCAAAGCTTAATACACAGGCGGCCACTACTTTTAACAATTCGGACACGAGCGTAAGGTCAAGTGATGTTGCTTGGCTTAGTGGCAATAATGCGGTTCAAGATATTCTTTGGAAATATGTTAAAACTGCGAATGAAAATGTCTTTGGTTTCTCAGTAGAAAACATTTGTGATATTCAATTTACAGAATATCACGCAAGTAAAGGCGGCCATTATGATTGGCACATTGATATAAATTGGGATAGCGATGAGGCGCGAGACAGGAAGTTAAGCGTAACCGTTCAGCTTTCAGATCAAAGCGAATATGAGGGTGGTGGCTTTGAATTTTTAGAATGTGAAAGTCCAGACGCTTCATCTCGCCCAAAGGGAACTGTTTTGATTTTCCCAAGCTATTTGCAGCACAGGGTTTTACCAATAACAAGCGGCACAAGAAAAAGCCTTGTTGCTTGGTTTGAAGGGCCAAGGTGGAAATGATGGATGTTAGAGAGTTTAATTTACTAGGAACACGGGCTTTTCAGATAGATAATTTCTATGACAACGTAGGCTTTATCATGGACATTCTTTTATCTGGACCTACAAATCAGGTCATTACAGAGCATCCTATGCATGGTAAAGAGTTCTATGATTTGCGTCACCATAGAGAGGAACCCGCCCTAAAGAAATATACTGATCAGGTTGTTGGGCTTTTAAACGATACAAGCTTTAGCGTTTATAAGGAGAACGGTGTTGATATTTTAGACACCAATTTCATGCGCTGGAAAAAATCAGACTGGAATAATTACGAAGATAATTTTTGGTTTCCGCATTTAGATAATGGCTGGGTTTGTTTGGTTTACCTCAATGAGGCTGAAACAAATGGCACTAATATTTATGAAGATAAATATGGAAGCATATACAAATATGGCGGGCGCGTAACGCAAGAAGATCGTGACCCTTGGAAGCGCAAGTCTGATTTTGAATTGGTAGATTATCTTGAGCCAAAATTTAACAGGGGCTTTCTGTTTGATGCTTCTAAGGTTCCACATGGCGCTGCGGTAAATGACGAAACATATTTCTTTACAGAAGCACAAAGGGATTATGGAAGGCATAGATTAAATCAGGCTCTATTCTTTTTTCCTTCTTGAGGCCCAGCGGTGGCTATAATTTATCAAATCTCCCTGCACGGCGATGCTTTCGATGCGAGAGGGAAAGATTGGGCGCAAATAATAGCGGAGAGCGGATGTAAGCCCGATATGGGCTGGAAAGATCCGATCCATGATAGAACCCTTCTGGAAGCGGAGTTTGGTTGTTCAGTAAGCCATTTTAGGGTCTGGCAGAAGATTGTCCGCTCTGGTGTTGCTGGGATTGTGCTTGAGGAAGATGCAGTTTTTTCATCTTTTGATGTTTCGGAAATCGACGGACTGTTAAAATCTTATGATAGCGTTTGGTTGGGCCATAGAGAAAACACGCTTGGATATTGGTACAATGCCCACGCTTACGCGATAAGCCCAAAGACTGCTTCTATGTTGTGCGAAGGGTTCGCGGAAAACATTATCCCCGCCGATGAATGGTTGCCCCTTAAACTTAAGAATTATTCCAACTATTTTTATCGCCCCGAACTTGTTAAACAGATACCGAGGTCAATGAGGCCAAGCACCATAGAGAAGGAAGCAAGAATGCAAACGCACGTTTTTACGGTAGGAACCGACGAAAGTAGAATGTGGGCCTTACAGCAATCATCAGAGCGCTTGGGGGTTAAATATACAAATCTTGGATTGGGTGTTGAATGGCGCGGAGGAACCATGCTGCACAAGGGCGGCGGTCAAAAAATAAACTTAATCAGGGAAGGCATAAAAAATCTGCCAGATAAAGACATAGTTTTGTTCGTTGATGGATACGATGTTTTTTTCCTTAGTGGTTTAGATGACATTGTAGAAAGGTTTTTGGGATTTAATAAAAAGGTTGTTTTCGCCGCAGAAAAAAAATGCTGGCCTGATGAAGAATTTTCTATACACTTCCCAGACCCCCCAATGGAAACCCCTTATAAGTTTTTAAACAGTGGAGCCTTTATTGGAACGGTAGAAGGCGTCAAAGATTTCCTTACGCACCCCGTTCAAGATGATGATGATGACCAAGAGGTGTTTCACGGTATATTTTGCCACCAATATATGCGGGGCATAAAAGATAATGAGTTAGACTATGAGGGATACATTTTCCAAACAGATGACGAGAATGTTCAGTTAAGCAATAGCGAAATTTTAAATGGCATGTGCTCTCCTTGCGTATATCATGGAAATGGTGATGTTGAGGCTAAGGCTAGATTTTTAAACTTAGCAACACATTTCGGTTATATTGCAGAAGCGGAAATCGTAGAGGAAGAAAAGCCCAAATCTTTCGCTTATCATGTAACAGACGAATATCAAGAAGTTGCAAAAGACATCCTTATCACGCCGTTATTCACACCAGAATATTGTCAAGAAATAATCCAACGGGCTGATGCGATTGGTGATTGGGGGCCAATGCAGGGCGATAAATTTCCAGCTCAAGAAATCCGTGTCAGAGATCTTGGGCTATGGGATGAAATTGAAGCAATTTGGAAAGATAAGCTTGGAAAAATTGCAGAAAGTAAATGGACACCAATGGCTCATATCGGGCTTCGTGATGCTTTTGTGATGCGGTATTCTATAGATACACAAACAAGCCTTGGGTTCCACACTGACGCTTCTCTTATAACTGGCAGCGTTAAACTTAACGGCGATTATGAAGGGGGCGAATTGGTTTTTCCCCATCAAGATTTTGACAACGCGAATGTTGTTGATGGCGCTTGTTTGCTTTTCCCAAGCGCTGTGACGCATGGTCATAAGGTAAACCCTTTGATTAAGGGCGTTAAGTACAGCTTGACCATGTGGACAAGCCGCTACGAAGGCGATGTGAATGGATAAGTTCTTTGTCGAGATAGGGGCGGCAAATTTCGATACACTGTTGCCCCTTGCTGACGCTGGTTGGGGTGGCATTGTGGTGGAGCCAATTCCAAAGATGGCGATGGAGCTTAGAAAGATTTACGCGGATACAAGCGTCAGGGTTATCCAAGGCGCTGTTTCCGACTTTGATGGCGAGGTCGAAATTGCCGTGGCGCGTGATGATGGCTCTTGGTTAGCTGGGTGTTCTCATATAATTTCAGATACCCATTTAGGATATAAATTGAGCAAAAGCCCAGACAGGAAAGGCGATTTTGAGCAAACCATAAAATCAAAATGCTTTACACTTGAAACGTTACTCGAACAGGTTCCTAGCGTTGATTTACTAAAAATTGATGCAGAAGGTCACGAATTAAATATTTTTTTAAATTATTCCTTCAAAGTTAAGCCAAGGATGATCAAGGTTGAACACAAGCACGTTGATGACAAAATTCTTGCTCGCAAGCTTGCGTTAAATGGCTATTTGGTTTGGACCGAAAAAGATGATATATATGCGATAAGCTAACAGGAGTTTTAAAAATGGCGTTTGGCATCGGCGCGTTTTCCGATCACGGGTTTGGGGATGATGGCGCAACAAAATTTCAGATTTCAAACGTCAATATCACAACGGGAAGCCCGACTGTTCCTGATGCTGATTTCACAGAAAACAATGTTTTCTCAACAGCGGATATAGATCTTGGGCAACCATCCGTTGCTTCTACTTCTTTCAATCAAGGCCAGACACTTACAACGAGCGCGTTAGAGGCGCAGAACCCAGTTCTTGGGTCTGCTACCATGTCAGAGGAAGAAACCTTTACCACTGGAGAACTCACGGGAGCGGCTCCTATCCTTGATACTGCTTCTATTGTTCAAGATCACGATTTCCAACCTCAAACTCTTACGAGCGCGGCTCCCATTCTTGATAATGGGCCAATGTCTGAGGATGAAACATTTGCGGCCTCTAATCTCAACGCGGGTGTTCCTACACTTGGAAATCCTGTTTTTGTTAGGGCAATAGGGATGCCCACCCAAGATTTAGATACGGGCGCTCCTGTTTTGGGTAATCCGACATTCGGACAAACCCATAATATCGTTCAAGGTGAACTTCTGTCTGGGGTTCCAGATGTTTCTGATGCTTCAATGTTTGAAGATGAAAACTTTACAACCATTGAGCTAATAACAGACAGACCTCAAATTCCGCTTGTTGCGCTTGTGGAAAATCATGGCTTCATAACGCTAGATTTAGAAACTGGATCTCCAAGCGTTCCAGCATTGCAGCTTGTAGAGGAAGAAACGTTTACGGCTGGAAATCTTGAAACTGGCGCGGCCTCTGTTTCTTCTACTTCAATAGATCAAGAGCATATCTTTACAACGTCAAATCTTGACACTGGTGCTCCAGATGTTCCCGCGCATGGAATATCCGAAGATGAAACCTTTACGACTTCAAACCTTATCACGCCCGCTGTGGAGATATTTGGCACGACTATTGTTCAAGGTCATAATTTTGCGCCTTTGAATATCGAAGCAACGCCAGAAGTTCCTGATATTTCAATGTCCGAAGAAGAAACCTTCTCGGCAAACTCAATAAGTTCTGGAAGCCCAGATTTAGAAACAGCTTCAATCAATCAAGAGCATCAGTTAGTTCCAGATGATTTAGATGGCGCTTCTCCAGTATTAGATAGCGCGACAATCTTACAAACGCACTTTTTCCTTAATAGCAGTCTCGACACAGATCCACCAGTATTGGGAACTGCAACCGCAGATATAACAAACACATTTGCTCCACCAGATTTATCTGGATCAGCGCCAATAATTGACGCCGCAAATATGTCAGAAGAAGAAACCTTTACAACAGGAGAGTTGATTTCTGGACAGCCAGATTTAGGTTCTGCGCCATTTGTTCAAGATCAAGCATTGATCGCGGATGGGGTTTTGTCTGGATCTCCTGATATTGCTCAATGTCCATTTACGGAAAATAATGTTCTGGTGGCAAATCCGATCATCACTGGAACCCCAACCATACCGACTTTAATCTATGATGCGGCTCTTGGAAGGATTATAGACATTGATCAAGACAGCGCCAGCCGCGCTGAATTATCTGTCACAGGCCCGAACAAAGTTGAAATCGCGGCATAATTTAGGTAGGGTGCAAACATGGCCTTTTACATTAAACAGAACGATACATCCCCAGCATTGCAAGCAACGCTCAAGGATAGCAACGACACCGCGATTGATCTTAGCAATTCGTCGATCCAATTTCATATGCGAAAAATTGGTTCTACCACTGCAAAAATTGATCGGGCAGCTACCATATCTGACGCAGATAATGGCATCGTTTATTATAGTTGGCAGTCGGGTGATACTGATACGATAGGATCTTTTGAGGCTGAGTTCCAAGTAACTTTTGCAGGCGGCGAAATAGAAACCTTCCCAAATAATAGATATATTCAAATAGAGATTACAAATGAAATCTCTTGATACAAAAATGAGTGCGAGTGTTGATGGTTTGACTAAGGCAGAGCTTTTGCTTCTAATTAATGAAGCTGCGGAACATGGTGCAAAGAAGGCTTTGAGGGAGGTTGGATTGCAAGATGAAAACGCAATTCATGATATAAAAGAACTAAGGAACTTGCTTGATAGTTGGCGAGATACTAGGCGTTCAATAGCGTCTACGGTGATAAAAATTATTACTGTAGCAGTTTTGGGGTTCATTGCAGTAGCAGTTTGGACTGAATTTAAAGGCAAGCTGTAACGCTTAGAAGGGCTTTCGGCTTTGGTGCAAGCTGATGCTTTGTGGTTTAACGTATGTTTTCTTTGGTATGTATCCCTTTGGGGTGATGTATAAGTCGTGTGAATATAGATGCCCGCCCCCAAGCTTTTACTATCACTATCCCAAAAAAATAAAAACAATCCCAGAAGCGCGTTGCCCGAAATTTGTTATTGTGGGGCGTGATACGTGATTGATCCATTTACGGCGCTTGCGGCTGTGAAATCTGCGGTCTCAGCGGGCAAGGAACTGGTCAATGTGACCAAGCAAATCGGAGAATTTTTCGATGGTGTGGATGATTTACGCGCCGCACATGAAAAAAAGAAAAACAGCCTTTTTTCTGGTTCAGATGAAAACGCTATGGAAACTTTTGTTAATTTGCAGAGGGCCAAAGATGCAGAGGAGGAGCTTCGTCAGATCGTAATCGCAACCAGAGGGTTTAGCGCATGGGGTGAATTGCAAGCTATACGGGTGCAAGCAAGGAAGGATCGTAAGGCTAAGGCAGAAGCGGAAAGAAAGCGCAAAGCGAAGGTCTTCGAAAGAATAATAATTTATGGCGGCGCAACTATTATTGTAACGATTATGCTTGGAATAACGATCGTAATCATTCTGGCAAAACAAGGGCGTCTTTGATGGCTGACGGTTTAAGCGGGATAGGTTCAGCGCCGTTTAATATTCAAAGCGATATACACGCCCAAACCAGAGCGCGTCAGGCTATTGAAACACATTTTGCAGAGCAGAGGGTGGAAAAAGAACATAGGGCCAACCACAAGCACTTAGAGGCGCTCGCAAAGCAAACATTGGACTTGCAGCAAAGTTATGATAGATTTGGGCGTAAGACTACAGCGGACAGACCGCAGGGAACCAAAATAAATATAGAGGTTTGACATGGCAAATACCTTTGAAAAAATCCTCCAGTATCGCCTAATGCCCCGTATCATGATGCTGGTCATGACGATTATGTATATCAAGGTCATAAACTGGGGAATGAGCCTTGACGATTTATCAACGCAGCAATCCGCAATGATCTCAGTTGTCAGTGGGGCCATGACGGGAACGATAGCCGTATGGTTAAATTCTGAAAAATGACCCAGATATTTTTGCAATCCTTTTTGGGAACTGTAACGTGCGCGTTGATCTTTGTTCTCGTAATTGAATGGATGAAGGGTGATCAATGATACAAGCATTTATAGGCCCAATCGCTAACCTCGCGGGTAGCTGGTTGCAGGGCAAAGCGGATAAAACCGCAGCGGAAGCAAAGTTAAAGCTTACCGAGGCAGAAACAAAATCTAAAATTCTTCTCAGCGAAAAGACGAGCGTTGCGGATTGGGAACGCATAATGGCGCAGGGAACCCAAAATTCATGGAAAGACGAATATCTCGTTTTACTTTTTTCTTTGCCTTTGATTTTATGTTTCACTGGAGAGTGGGGGCGCAGCGCTGTGGCTGATGGTTTCGCTGCATTGGAGAAAATGCCAGAGTGGTATCAATACACTTTGGGCGTGATCGTAGCTAGTAGCTTCGCCGTGCGCTCCGCAACGAAGTTTTTTAGGAAATAAAAATGGCAGATGTAAAGGTTCCCTTGGCGCTTGTCGCTGCAATGGTCGC